ATCTGCTGTCCTTGCCCGATAGTGCCAGCACCGATAGCCATGTTGTTCATGTAATTCTGGCCAGCCGACTGGAGGTTCGCACCGGCGGAATTACCAGCGGCAACAGCTCCGGCGTAGGCACCGGTAGAGGCCCCAGATAGGTTTCGACCAAGACCGGCAGCGTCCAGTTTGCGAGCGTAGCCCATCTGCTCTGCTTGGTTGCGTGTGTTGGTCATTAGGCCCGCACGGTTGGCTGCCTGAGATAGAACGCTCGCGTTGTTAACTCCAGCGAAGCGGCCGGAGTTCGGGTTAACCCCCATCGACGCCATAGCGCGCTCATTCATTGCACGTGTGCGACCAAACGCTAGACCGACGTCGGCGGCGGCCTGAGACGCGAGCTGGTCACGGTAGGCTGCGGTGTTGAAGTTCTCCGCATCAGCAACGATAGACCGTTCCAACGGGCGGTAGGTGTCTCGCAGGTAATTGTAGTAATCCTGCCCTTGCTCCATCTGCTGGCGCTGAGCGTCCATCTGGAGGCCCGCCACTTTCTTCATAATAGGGCTTACTGCGTTATACTGCTCGCGGGCGAAGCCTAGCTGCTCGCGCCCAAGGCCCGCCATGATCTGTGCGGCCTCCCTACTGGCATCTGCCAGTGGTGTATAATCTGGGGGTGCCGGATTACTCTTACCCATGTTTTTTCCCCTTGAAGTACCTTTCGGGCCAGAGCACGAGAAGGTGAATATCCTGTCCGTTCGTTCCCGCCTTCGCCATCACAGCCTCAGGCTCGAAACCAATATGCTTCACAATCTTGAGTGACTTTGCGTTGGACGCTTCGACGGGTGCGGTAAGCCTACGAAGGGAGCACGTCTTAAACGCGTACAGGAAGCCGTGATCTAACAGCTCCCTCATCCCCTTCGTGGGTTTGCTAACCGCCAGATGAACTGATGCGTTGGAGTCGGTGAAGTTGTTAAACACCAGTCCAGCTGTCAGTTCCCCATTCAGTTCAGCGCCCATCGCGTAGTAACCGCCCCACGAAGACAGTTGTCCAACGCGATCGGCCACCCAATCCGCGACCCGTTCCTTCTCATCAAAGACAAGTTTAGTCTGAGCCACGTTAATTCCTACTTACACGTTAGCATATATTATGTACATAGCCTAGTGCATATGTCCACGCTTATGAACCTAGAGAGGCTAGGTAGGCCTCGACCTGACGGTACGCCATCATCTCAATGTTAGTCGCCTCAGCGGCACGAGCCACCAGCGACGGACCGACGGCAGATTTGTTCGTCTCGAAGTCTTCTGCGTACATGTGTTCAGCTTCTGGCAAGCTCCACGTGGCGGTTGTAGTGATCGGTGCGTTGTCGCAGCGGTATGTGAGGTGCATGCGCACGCCCGTCAGTTTGCCAAGCGTGTAGACGGGTTCCATCCGCATGGACTCCCTAAGAAGAATTGGATCAGCCATTGATAACCTCCGCTGTGTAAAGGGTCTGAACTTCGTCTAGTAGTACTGGGTCGTCTAGGTCGTAGCGCCCTTCGAGCATCACGTGGCAGTCATCCACCAGTCTGGTGATTGAGCCGACAGTCTGCCAGACGCGAAAGCGAACGCGGGTTTCCCCAGACGCCAAGTTGTTTTCTACTCCGTAGATGTCATAAGTCACGATTTGAACCTCCCGAAGAAAATCTTGAAGTTGAAGCTGAACGTGCTGCGGTTAGACGTCCCAAAGGGATTGTCGTACGTGGCCCGAGTGATTGAGGCGACAGACTCTTGGCGCTTAAGCTTGATTGTGTGCGTAGTGTTATCAACGACTACGGACATAATTCGCCGCAGCCACGACTGGCCACTTGGCTCACCGGAAGCCTCTAGAAGGGCGGACCCCTGCAAAGAAAAAGACTTCGGTGGTACGGTGGAGACGAACGACTGAGAGAAACGTGGGTCTGACCCGTCGAGTGTGCGAGACCCTGTGGCGCGGACAATAATGAAGTCGATGTCGATTGGATTGCCATCCTCATCTGTCGGCATGCTTACTAAGGTATCCGTTGCGGCGTACTCTCGGGCATCTATTGTGTAGACAAAATAATCAGCCCCGTAGCACTGCCACTCGTAGTAAAACACGCGTTCAGTTTGGTAGTACGGTGGTTCGTAAACACGAGTGTAGGTCGTGTAGCCCGGCGTAAAGACACGCTGGTAAGTCCAGCCTGAAAAGTAACTGTATGTGCGCTCGTAGCTCCACGTGCTGGGGACGTACTCGGACGTGTAGTACCAGTTAGCCGGTACGTAGTTTGTCTGGTACTCCCAAACACCTACCTCCTCGTATCCGGCGCATGCGTCATACCCTGCGTAGTTTTGGGTCTGCGTCATGTCGGCAAAATCGACAACCTGCCCTAGCACGTCAGCAGTACCAACGATGTGTGGCATGTTATTGTCTGTATCGAAGACTTCGTCAGTCCCGTCGACGACGCGAATGCGCGAGTTGGATGCGTAGAAACCACTCATACTTTGATCCCCACCCCAGCGCTGCCAACGAAGCTACCGTTGTACCTTGTGTCGTCGATGTTGTTGCCGTTGTTGTCAACGTAGCGAAGCCCGCCACCGGACACGTCCATGTTGGGCGTTATGATAAACTTCAAGTCTGGGGCAGTAGCCTCTTTGCGAATGTACCGCTTATCGCTGTCCAGCTTGGTGCCTGACGCCTGAAACCTCGTGGGGGTGATCTTGAGTGTGATAGCCATTACTCGGGGTTCCTGAATATCCAGACCGTGAAGGTCTCGCTAGTTGCCGCTAAGCCAACCGTGTAGGTCGCCCAGCTCTCGTACACATACGCTCCGACCGTATCCATTTCGACGTTGATGAGCCGAAGCGCGGAGCCGTTGTCCTGAAGTGGAAACGTCGGCGTAACCTGAAGTCCGCCACGTGAAGCTGTAGCGAAAGGGACATAGCCAAGGTTATGCGTGCCGATCGTATAGCGTTGGCTGCCGGTCTCTGGAATTTGGATGGTCTGGGTGCTCTTACCCTTGTTAATCTGTTGCGTTGTCGACGAAGCCGCACGAGCTGGAAAACTGACCGTCTGCGTAAACTTGGCCTGCAACGACATGTAGTCGAAGTCTGAGTGGAAGTGGATGTTGTTGATGTTTTTGTAGGGGTTGTTCACCCAGTCTAGGTGCGTGGCTTCAGTGATTGCACCATCCGTGATGGCAACCACACCGTCAGACCCACGAGCGAACAACCGTACCGTCATTTCTTAGCGTCCCCTACTTTGTAAGGGCACCCGCCTATGTTGCGGTTGCGGTGCTCGGTGGCGCTGCTGAAAAACATTTTGTAGCCGTAGTGTAGCCTATCCCACTCCTGCTGCGTGACCTGCTCGCACTTGATGACGATCTTCCGCTCGGTCATCGGGATGAAGTACGCCAGCATATCCCCGGCCTTGAACTCATACTCGATGGCCGCAGGGTTTTCATCGGAGCCAACCGGCTTCTTCATAATCGTGTTGACGTTAAGGTTATGCTGCCAGTGGAACTCGATGACGCCGGGCATGGTCTGCCACGTGTGGCTGTCCATGTGGTAGAACGGGTTAGTCATGTAGAAGTAGGCTGGCTCTTCCGTGTAGGCCATCCACATGGCGTTGAACTTGAAGTTGACCCAGTCGTCGGTCAGCATGCCGGGATACTGCGTGCGGGGATGCTGTTCACCCAAACCCTTTGGCCCGCTTGGCGGTCCGTAGGGGTGCGCGTGGCCTTTGTGGTCGACGGTGACAAACATGTCCATCCACAGGGGGAACGATATACCACGCTCCAGAGTTTTCTGGATCGAGTAGCAGTGCTTGGCCGACTTATTCACCTTCTTCGGTGGCGGCATATTGCGCGAGTTTTTCGGTGCGTCGAGGTAGGCTGGTGTCCGCTTCCACCAGTCTGGGATGCAGCGGCTTAGCGGCTGCGGTGGGAACAGTTCAACCAACCCATCTACAGGCGTCAAAAACCTGACTTCGAGTGGTTTGTTTCTGTGGAAGAAAGTGAACATTTTACCTCAGAGTCTGCTTGTATGGCGTAGCACCATTAAGGTCTTCTCATGCCACATGCGGCTGTAGTCTTGGATGACAGACAGCCGGTTTCGGTAGTGGTGGAGCATTTTTCCACCGTCGATATAGACAGCCGCGTGGTCGGGGCCGTCGAACGTAGCAAGGCCAGACTTAATCAGGAGTGCGTCGCCGTGCTCTGGTGCCAATACCTGCTCAAAACCGCTGGATTGCCAGTTCTCAAGGAACAGGTTGTTGGCTGCGTACTGCGCCAACATCACTGTGTAATTCGGAGGCGTTGGCACTGCCCTGACAGGAATACCAAGCTCGCGGCGGTAGTAATCCAGTGCCAGTCGATAGCAGTCCGAGTTCCCCTCCACCCAAGGGCGGTTCTCCCATGGCATGTTCGTCTTCATGGCGATGGGGTACAGCATGCGAAAGCGGCCCTTCGGCATGCAGATTTTCAGAAACGGGACACCAGTGGAGTTGAGCCGCGCCAGATCATCTTCGGTTGCGTCCGGGGTTTCGTCGCGAGAAATAACGACGTGGGCGTAGACATTATCTGACAACGTGTCAGCAAGTGTAACTTGCCCTTTATGGTTGGCGAGGTACATCTCACCGGCTACGTCGGAGTAAACCTTTTCGGCAATCTTCGCCACCACATGAGCGTGCGAGAACGCAAACTCGCCGTGGGTATCCAGCCAGTCAACGCCGTAAAGTTTCTCCATATCGGACCTCGCTATCGTCCTCCCTACCCCACTTGTGGATCGGGCATCTTGTTTTTGTCATTCTAGCCTTGAGCGGCATGAAGCATTTACACACACCGCAAGTCTTCGTCAGTGACACATAGTAGCGACACTGGTAGCAAACCTGCAACCGCTTCGCTATGTAGCTATCTGCTTTCGTGTCAACACCCATGTTAACACCTACGTTTCAATAGATATAGTCTTGTTGTCGAGGTCGATGACAAAAAGACCGTCGTCGGACTGCATTTTACCAGCGGTTATTACACCCATGTCCGCAGTAATTGCCGACAGGTCGGTGATCGTCGCGGTGTCGATCTTGGCCAAGTCGATAGTTGCGTCAGCGATCAGCGCATTGGTGATCTGAGCATTGGCGATCTTGGCCGTTGTGATCGCAGCGTCTTCGATCTTGGCGGTTGTGATCGCGGCGTCTTCGATCTTAGCCGTGGTAATCTCAGCATCCACAATCTTGGCTGTCGTTATTGCCGCGTCAGCGATCTTTGCGGTGTCGATCGCAGCGTCCCCGATCTTGGCGTTAGTTATCGAGCCATTGTAAATAAATGCGCCGTACATGTAGGTGCCAGCGGGCACAGTGACACCATTGATCGTCTGTGGAGCGGTAAGGTAAAAATACGGCGACTCGCTTCCGGTGCCGTAGGCTTCACTTAGAACGTCCATGAGGTAGCCCGGGTCTTGGCCCGTCGAAGCCTCTACCCCGTCTACTGCGTTGTATGGGCCAGCCTCATCAGCAATGTTAACAAAACGAATCCAATACCAACGCGTAGAATTGGCACCAAGCGTATGGGAAAAAGCAGTTCCCGGCGACATACCAACAAGGACCGCCTCACCAGTATCGGGAACGCCACCACCGTCAGGCTCCTGAGCAGCCCATATCTCTGTGTACGCGTGTCCTCTGTAGGTCGGAGTATCCCAAGATAAAATAATGCTGGCGAGTGCGCCGTCGGCAGTTAAGTTTAGCGGAGCCGGTGGCGCTTCATAGTCGCCAACTTGCGTCAGTGGTGTGACCAAGTTGCCTTGCCTACTTACCAGACCGTAAGTCTCTAGGGATTTCACCGTGACAAGCGCATTATCCCCGTTGGCGTTAAGGGCTTCCCTAACCCGCTCTAAGTACATGCGCAGGTCACGTGGGATGTCACTTACGATTGTTGGAAGTTTAGCCACTTGCAAGCTCCGTCATTGAGGTTGCCAAGGACAACGAGAATACCTCGTATACGCCCTCAACTTGAAGCTCCCAATCGCGTCCAACTTTGGCCGGTAGCCTGAATGGGTTACGACTCTGGACCGTTTGGGTGTGGATCACCGTGTCATCCACGATTACCTTTAAAGTCATCGGGTAGGTTTCAGCCTCCAGCTGCGCGCAGGAGAAGCCCATAATCTGTGGCATGGTCATACGCTTGGACTTCCAAGTGTAGCTCTTGGCGCTACCGGCAAACCAAGTCTTCAGCGAGCGATCACTGAACGCCAAGAATAGTTTATCGCGCTGGAGGTCTCGGTAGCCTGCGGTCGCGTAAATATCATGTAAGATAAACTGCTTGCTGATTACGTCGAAAATAAACCCGCCACTGGTGGTTCCGTTATCGTAGAAACCAATGTACTGGTTGTCGTGAGCGTAAGCGTGGATGCTCTCCGGCGCAAAGTACTCCTGCCACTGTTTATAATTAAACAGGTTTTGCGTCACGATGGAGGAGCCTCCGGGGGACAGCATCATAAGGCCGTCTGGGGCCGCGTAGATCACGGCGCTACCAAAGCTGACAATGCTGCGTTTCGAAACACACGCCTGCTCTAGGTCTGATTTTACTACCGCCACGCTGTCGGGGTGAGACCCCTGCATAAGGTACGGAACACCCGTAGTCAGAACCGCTAGTGTGGTGTCCATGCGGCCTAAGCCGACTACGGGGTAGTCGACCGTCTGCATGTAAGTTTCTGGCCAAGCGTGCGGGCGGTAAGGTTCCGAAAAGTATACATCACGCCCAACAAAGCCAGCCATCATGCCGTTAGGTAAGTTGGTTAGGCCGGAAAGATCGTCCGGGGCCTGAGACCAATAAAGCGACGGAATTTCCTCACCCAGCGCGTCGGCGGCGACACTGTCTTCGTAGCTGCTTGTCGCAGCCGTAACCTCAGCAACGAATAGATACACGCCGTTTACTGAGCGGTAGATACGTTTGTGGGTAACGTTGTAGTCGCCGGTGGGCACAGTCGCAAACCCCGACAGAGTAACTGTTTGGTTCGACGTGATCTCCACATCCAGCGCGGCCGGAGCTGGCGCAGACTCGATTTCAAAACCGGCTTCCTTGCTCACCCAAGTATATGTGTACACGCGTGTTTCAGTTGTGTCGGTAGTGTCAGGCGTACCGTTCTCAGTAGCGATTAGCGCGGACGTGGGGGCTGGTAGTCCGAGGCGGCGCGCGGCAGCTGGGTAGTCGGAGCCGGTGAGTGCGAGCGCAGCATAGGTGGCCTTAGGAGCACCATCCCCAGTAAAAAACGTCCACTCGGACGTGTCCCCTGCTATCTGGCTGCGGCAGACGTCGACGTCAGTGGTCCAGTGGAACCAGTGCTGCGTATCAGACACAGTGTCCTGCCCGAACCGATAGATCGTCTGTGGAGTTCCCGCTTTGGGAAGCGTCAGAAGGCTGGCACCCACATCCGTTAGCGGTTGAATGCTGCCACGAAAAACCGGACAGTTAATGGCGATCTGGGCTTGGCTGTTCTGCAAGTAACGTGGAGGCACTGCGGGTGCGATGCCGCCGAAAGACCGGATTGTGATGGCGGGCATTTTGGCCTCCTTATTTACATATGCGCTCTCGCGTCTCGTTATGAATGATAATGTCCGTGAGTAGCCCACGGTCGTTTTGTAGTAACCACTCTGGTGTGGCTGCGGTGTCGAAGTAGAGCGCCTTGGTCGTGTCGCAGTAAGTGTTAATCGTCACTGTTCCGCACCCAGCTAGAGGCGCGGTTATAAAGACCAACGTCGTCCAGAATTTCGATCTCATCTCGCACCTCCCTATTTGTGTTGCGCGCCCTGTCGGCTTCATCTCTCTGCTTCTGCTCCAGTTTGCGAATGGCGTTCTCGATGGCGGTGTTGCGCCAGCGGACGAGACCAAAAACAAACGCTACTGCTGCCAGCAGGTACAGCTTGTAGCGCAGCGGAATCTGAAACCCAGCGAGCCACATTATTTCTTCCTCAAGCACTTACCGGCTTTCATGCACTTGGCCGGAGTCGGGCAACCTTTGCAGGGTTTAAACGCTGCCTTCTTCATCGGTTTTTTAGCCATTACCATTTCTCCTTATCTGCCCAGTACGCCGCCGACATCTTGCCTTTGGCTATGTTCTTCGAGTGCCGAGCCTTGAACGACGCCCGCTTTTTCTTCATGGCGTCTGACTCACCGGCTTTGGGTTTGCCCGCCGTCTTAGCGCCCTGCTCACCAAAGCGGATCGTCTTTACTTGATCGCCTTGCTTGGCGACAACGACGTGGCTTTTGGTGGGGTGGCTGGGTGTCCGCTTTGGCTTGTTGTAGCCGCTGACACCCGCGCGCTCTAAGCGTGGGTCTTTAGCCATCAGCGTATCCCCTCGCCCCATTTCTTCAGACGCTCCCGCATAATCCACACGGCCATCAGGACAATCAGTCCGGCGAAGCCGACCGCGATAAGCTGTGCAGTACCGTCGAGGGCCGCGAACGCGCCGATGCCAGTGCCAACGCCGGAGGCAATCTGAACGGCCGATGCCTGCATTGTTTTTGACTGTGTCGGGCTTGTCCGCTGCTGCGTCGACGGCGGCGTCGGCTGGTTGGCGACCGACACAACGGGGGTCTGGAAGAGTTTAACCTCTGCCTCGCGGCGGTTGACCAAACCCTGAACGACACGCCCGCCCGCTTTATTCCACGCACGGATGGCGCGAGGCACCTTGTCGAGATGGCCAGCGTTGAAATGACGAACCGCCGACGAGCGGCGAACCCCAGCGATGCCCACATTGTAAGCAAGACTGACGAAAGCCGCGAACTGGTTCTCGTTGATTGGTGCTGTGATAGCGCTGCGGATACCATCTGCGTACTTGTTAACAGCTTGCTCCAGATACCAGTCAGCTTCTTCCTGAGTAAGAACCGTGTCGGGGCCAACCTCAATGAAACCAGCGGCGGAGGTCAGGCCATAGCCAACCGTCCACACGCCTGCGACGTCTTTATACGCTTTTAGCTTACAGCCTTCCCAGCGTTTGATGAGGTCCATTCCAGCTTGATTAACCATCTTTTTTTCTCCGCTCATTGCGAAACCAGATTAAAGTAAGCAGGGCAAATACTGTGCTGTTGAATATAAACCAAATGTAATTACTCAAGTCCCTGCCCCAGACATCGCCAAGAAGAAAGGCAACGGTCCAACCTGATTGAGCAATTAAATAAAGGCTAATGGCAATAAAGCCGATAATAGAAACAGCGCCTCGATGTATAAATACCCACTGGCCATAACAAAATAAAAGGCAGCCAGCCCAGATAATAGTTATTGCGTCGATGTACACAGACATGGTTCTCTTCCCTCTCCTGTATAGCTTAGTTCATACCAAACATTCACCGCAACAGCGGTAATAACGGCGCCAGCTAAAAGAAAACCAAAGTTTCTCTTTATGCGCTTTATCATAACGGGGCCAAACCTCCTCGAATAACCCAAGAAATAAAAGCAGTCATAATCCCGCCAACGCCAAACAAAAGAGCGCGGTCCATGAATTGCTGACGCTTATCTTCGTTCTTAGACATCGCGACTACTGTCTGGTTCAACAAAGCGATGGTCGTATTCAGCGCATTGACGCTGTCCGACAGATCGTCGTGCGAACTCTCCAAAGAAGAAACGCGGCGCTCTAAATCCTCTTCGCTCATAGGCTTTCCCCGTTTTTAGTTTTTCGAAATTGGCACGTATTGATCCGGTCCCAAGTGACGCAGTCTCTAGCGACTTCTTCTCGAGTAATATTTAGCAGCCGTTGGATGCGCTGTAGCTCAACCCAGACAAAACGCAGCATAAACCCGGCTGTACCGAGTCCGGCGGTCAACAGTATGTCCCACAGCGCATCCATTTTAAGGTTTAGTTGGCCAAGTGACTTCGTATGGGAAGCCTGCTTGTCCTGTTACATCACGAAGGGCTTGGCGATACACTTCCCATTCCGATGGAATGCTGGTGCCTTTTTCGGTGTGCATAATAACAACCCAATCAGTCTCTTGTAGCAGGCTGTCACGGCGTGACCGAACGTTGTCTTCAGCTTCAGCTTGCGGCTTGTTCTCCGCAGCCCACGGCAATAGCCAAGCGCCATTCACTTCAACAAAAGTCCCTTCGACGCAGTTCTGAACCAGAGGATCATAAGCTGGCCGCTCTGGCACTGTGTATGGGTGGATGCCATAACTCTCCAGCATTTCCTGCGGAGGGTTTTTAGGAAAAGAAGTATTCGGGTTATCACGACGCAATTGCCCGATTGAGTATTTCTCGGGAACGCCGTTTGTAAGTTTGAGGTGCATTTAGGTGATCTCCTTAGTTGAAAGCAGCCAAAAGAAGTCTTGCGGAGCCATTAGCGTCGTTGTCTAACCAGTCGCCTGATATAACATAGCTGCTCCCTGTATTCTCAGTTGAAGCTGGAAGAAGAGCGAGATACCCCCCAGCGGTAACAGCAGTTTCCGAACTTACACCAGTGTCAAAAGATACAGTCGTCCCATTTTGAACTGCTACAAGAGCAGCAATGCAAAAACCGTCAGAAGGAATACTAATACTTGCAGATACAGTCGCATCACCCGGGGTGGCTACGTCAGTCTGAGTGCTTCTGACTGTTATGGGGCCGACGACTTTATACACCGCCGCCACAGACCTATAAGTGTCAGAACCAGATGCTGATATATCTATTTCCAAAGAGGAACCTGAAATGCCAGAGACAGTAAAGATAGCAACACTGCTTCTGTCTTCAAAAGAGGAGTAAGACGAGGCGGTCCCATAGATTAAGGACGGACTTGCGGTTGTCCCGTTTACTGAACACCCCGTTATTGAGTTGTAGTCTGAGGTTGAGCTAGAGTTGGCCGTCAGTATGATGTAAGTGTTGCTGGCGCTCACGCTTTCAGAGATTGAGTAGGACCTAGTGCCAGCAGGGATTGAGTTCCAAGTAAGGCTCTGTGACCCTACGTAGGCTAAGTCAGACCACAGCAGAACCTGAGCCTGAGCCATCAACAGCTTCTGATTGCTACCAAAGATCATGCCATCGCATCCCCAGCGAGGAAGCCAAACCACGTAGTGCCTCCGTCCACTGTCATAAACGTGTAGATGTCTTTCTCACCGCTTGCAGGCGCATCAGGAGCCGTGCCACCCGCCCAGTCAACAGAAGCTGGCCATGTCAGCGTGTGAGTGCCGCCAGCCGTGATGATGAGACTGAATGAACCCACATCACCGCTTGAAGGAGCATTGGTGAATGTAAACGTGGTATTGCCAGAAGTTGTCAGCGTGTAAGTATCTCGTGCAGACACGTCCACTGACGGGGTAGTGCCTGAGAGCGCAGCAGAGGTGATGTAGGTATCAAACGTGGCGTCAGTTACCAAACCAGCAGGCGCTATTTTTGTAGATAGGTTTGCCATTCATTTAACTCCAAACTGCGCCAAGGAACGTGCCCGGTTGACTTGCAGACAGCGTTACTGTTTCGGTATGAGCAGTCCCTGCATCGTAGAGATAAGCCCCAGATGCAGTGGTTGTCCCTGCGCCACCAACATCACCGTCATACGTTTCTGTCGCATCTGAATAAGAACTGGTGACAGTTGAAGCCTGTGCTGTAAGACCATAAACGGCCACAGAGCCTGTCGGAATGTCCATGTTTACAGAACGCGTAGTCGATGTCCCCGTACTGCTGTCTGTGTATGATGGGGTAGCTGACGACCAGTCTGTAAGGGTATAAACCGCAATCGTGCCACGGGCTTTAAGGCTGCTGTATGAGGCAACGATGGTTGCGGATGTCCCGGAGGCAACTTCTAAATAGTGTATAGAGCCTGTGCTAAATGAGTTAGTAGTTGCAATAGCCGAAGTCATAGAGGTTCCGCCCAAAGTAACACCAGTGACAGTAGTCCCAGAAGTGTTGCCTGTAGCGTGAACAACAACAATAACAATCCTGTCGCTGGTTGCGGTGCCGATGTCCACGCTTGTATATGTGTGTGACGTACCACTCGCTCCGTAATCAGAGGTTCCGATAAACGTCAGGGTCGCCGGGCCACCGCCACCAACTCCACCTGCTCCTATCGCTTTATGCCACAACATTAGGAACCATCCCCCACCAGCGCGCCATAGAGGGTCGAGCCGACCTTCCACAGAGAAACCACGGTGTATCCAGAGGTTGCCAACGTAGGTGCTGTGCCGCCGTTATTAACCCAAGTGGTCGTGGGCCAAGTAATGGTGTAGGCCGTGCCATCGTCAATCATCAGCGTGATTGCTTCGCCAGCAGAAAAACCGTCCGTGTATGTCGTGTTGCCTGTCAGCGTGTGCGTCTGCACAGAGCCGTTGTCAGGCTCAAGGGCTGCGGATGTCCCGCTCAGGGCATAGACTTCCTCAAGGATTGTTCCATCCAAGGCAGGCTTGGTCAGCGTCTTATTAGTTAGCGTCTGGGTGTCTGTTGTCCCCACAACAGTGCCGCTAGGTGCTGTTTTTGCAGCCCAAGTGGTTAGGTCTGCGTCGTATGCCTGAACAGTAACGCCAATGTCTGACGATGTTAAAGAATCACCGCCCGCACCTACCTGCGCATAAATCTGCCAAGTCGTTCCGTCATAAACAAAAGTGACAGATACACCGCCGATGTCCATTGTCATATCGGCTGCGTCGCCTTCAATGGTGGAACTGTTGCGGCCAATAGTCAGGTTGTTGGTAGACCAATCTGCCCCGTCAGAAACAATGACAACATCGCCTGTGGAAGGGCTTGCAGGTAGCGT